TTGGCGAGGGTCTGATCGTCTAGGGCTGCAAGCACCGACTCGAACGGTGGCGTGTAATGATCCCACTTATCGTACGTGAGCCCCTTAAACCAGTGATCGTTCTTATCGTAGTACTGTGCGCCAGTGATGTACCCGACCGTGTATTTTTTGATGCTTGACCATTTCGGGATGTCTATTTCTACTTTGTCAATCTTCCCTGACCGTGAGTAATCTACACTCCACGCTGACTCGCCTGCATCTGCACATATCCAAGCGTGGCCTGCACTCGGTGCGCCGCCCCCACTGCTGTAAATGATCGCACCTGAGGGGACTGAACGCCACCAAGCTTTATCGTTGGGGTCTGGGCAGTCCGTCCGATACTTCTTGGAAACGTTAAAAAAAGCTTCACGGGCCGTGCCGCCGTAGGCTGGCATACCGTAGGCCTTCCGGCTCATAGACTGACAGAGGTTGTGCCAGTTTTGGGACGGATTCTTGGATTCATCCTTGCACCACTGGAGGGCGTTTTCTACGTTCCTCATTCTGCCGCACTCCCATCATCATTCATTACCTGTGTGGAGTCGTGTGGCGTGGCTTCAATGTTCTTGAGCTCGTCTAGTTCCTTGTCGTTATCGTTGTCGTACTTCTCCATGATCAGGCCTTCCGTGCTTTGATTTTCGCTATTGCTGCTGCCCGAGCACGGGCTGTGTGTGGCATGATTGTGGGTGTTTTCGGGGCTTTCTTAGGTGGCTCCACGGGCTCCACTTTTTCCTGGGGGTTTTCCTCGGTCATGATTCCTCCTCTGGGATTGTTTTTGGTATCATGAATTGGTCGGCCTGCCTGTCATACGTTAAGCCTGCGCCAGCGTACACGCCACGGAAGTTTCCGTTGTATGAGGTGAACCGCCATTCTTCGCCGCTGCCTGGGTCATGTAGGCCGAGGCTTTCCATGTAGTCCATGAGTAACTGATCCTGTGGGAACGTGCCGACCTTGCTTTGGATCGTTTTACCTTTCGCATCCGTGAACTTGTCATCATCAACAGCGAGTACTTGACGGACGATTCCGTTACTGTCTATTCTTGCTGCGTGTGCCATGTCTACACCTTCACTCGTATTGTTACGGTTCCCGATCCACCGTTACCGCCTACCGAACCATTAGACAAGTCGTAAGCCGCCCCGCCCCCACTTCCCGTGTTTGGGGACGCTGCACCGCCAGTTGAGCCGGTCACCCCCACGCCACCGATACCGCTACCACCGGCCCCACCCGCCGACAGGCCAGAGCCGCCTCCGCCTGCACATAAATCTACGGATGTGCCTCGAATACTTATCACGCGGCCTGAAGCTCCCGCACCACCGTAGCCCGATATTGTAGGGGACTCGCCTCGGCCAAGTACTCCAGAGGCTGCACCCCCACCACCGCCAGCCGCCTGAACAATCGTTGATGATACAAGGCCGCCATCTCCACCGACTCCGACTAGCCCTGACCCTCCCGAACCTGTTCTGGTTGCTCCAGTGTTTCCCGCCGAGGCTCCGCTTCCTGAGCCGCCGTCCGAACCGTCAGCCACCACCCACCCGCTGCCGTCATATATTCTGGGCACGCCCCCAGCCCCACCAGGGGCTATGTAATCTGCTAAGCGTGACGCGTTCCCGTGCACACCCATCGTTGGCTGATATGTGATTATTCGACCAGCACCACCGGCCCCCACAATCACTGGGTGATTAGCAACAGGTAGGTAAGCGTCAACAACATATAGTAGCGCGCCAGCTCCTGCACCAGAGGCATAACCAGCACCGCCGCCACCGCCGCCAGCGCATATTAGTAGGTCACAGAATCCCGCCGTGTCTATATTCACAGTCGATGTGCCTGTAAAAGTTAAGAATTTCCATGCCTGGCCTGTGCCGTCTGTGTATGTGCCGGTCGCTGTGTCTGTGAAGTTCGCAGGGCCGGCGCTGCTAAAAGGGGCCCATGCCGTCCCGTCATATCGCCATACTTTGTTATCATCTAGGGTCTGGGCCAGCTGGCCTTGCACTGGTGTGGGGATCGCCGCGTCACGCGCTGCCGCGTCAGCGAAAGGATTCACCGCGTACTTATCGAGCCTGTTTGCTAGGGCTAACGAGGTCGCTGGGTAGTTCGCGACCAGGTCGCTGCTCTCCACATACGGATTTCCCGCTGAGGTTGTTGCCATTTCACACTCCTACTAGGTCGTTGTTGCTTACTACCTCAAACCATCTGGCTTGATCATATACCTCACCCCACGTTATATCTGGGATCACATCAGCCCATTTCAGGATTTGGTAACTGAACCTGGGATCTGAGATTGACAAGGTAAGCGTGTGATTCCCGCCGTTATACGAGTCGGCCCATCCCTCGACTATTCCCGTGTAGTCATCGTAGGGGCCTTGGGCGGGTAGATTGTAGATCCGTAGTAGTGAGCCGCTGATCAGTTGCATGACGGCTGTGGTGGTTGCTGCATCTAGCAGGTTCACGAGGATACTGATCTGTCCTAGGTTCCACAGCGGGTTTGCTTGGGCTGTGATGACTTGCCCACCACGTATTGTCGCGTCGTTTACGTCACTGATCGTGGTGTCGAGTAGGTATTCCCTGCGCCCGTAGGCCGCTATGGAGCCGGAGTCGGTCTGCTGGATGGACTGATCCGTTCCATACGTCACCGTGATGTCGTTGATCAGGGGCTCAAGTTGTTTTGTCCATGTGGGGGACAGGATAATCCCAGCGCCGTCAATCGTTGTGCCGTTGATTCCTGGGGCGATACTTGCCCACGTACCTGGTGTGTTCGCCCACGTGTTTGTCTGGAGTGACCATATGCCGCTGAGGGTTGTTTGCCCACGGTTCCCGTAGTCCTCAAACACCACCGTGCCGTCTGGCGTGTCGTAGAAAGTCGCTCCCGACTGTGTGGCCATAGCAGCGACACCGTCCCAAGCCGTGGTGATTACAGCGTCCACAGCGGGCACGGCTTTAACGGTGATGTTGGCATCCCCACCGTTCAGGAATGTCACACCTGAGGCCACTAGGATCGCCTCCACGCGCTGTCTGACTGTCTCCTCCACATACCCTGACGCGCCCACATCTACTAGGCCGAGTTCGGCTAGGTTCCCCATGCCCGTAACAGTGGTTATGGCGGTGGGTGGGTTTGTGCCAGTGAAGCTCACATCTATATCCGAGATCTTTCCGGTGAACCTGGGCTGACCGTTAAACGATATGACTAGGGTGTCTGATATTTCCATCACGGGGCCAGCGGCCCCACGGATCACGAGCTGCGCGTTAGACGCTGTGGGGACATCTGTCACTGTGGATCTGCCGTGCATGATCGTGGTGTTGAACTCCACGGTTCCCATGTTAATAGCGGCCCCATTAAGGGACATAGTTAGGCTCATGTGAGTACCGGCTGTACTACTGATCCGGCGCGAGCATCGGCTCGCCTCATGATATTCTGGATGGCTAGTGATACGGCTTGCTGTGTGATTCCTGCTTGGACGGCTGTAGCGTTCGCTACCTTCTCGGCTCTGGCTGCTGTGGCTGCCGCGTCCACGTTGCGTACGGCTTCGGCTACATCCTTAGCCAGTCGCGACTTGAACGCCGCACCGACAGGCTTCGCCATGTTCTTGCCTAGTTTGGCTAGGGTTTTCTGTTCGGCTTTGAGTTGCTGAGCCAGTCCTGTGACCATTTCGGCGGCTGATGCCACCCCAGCGATAGCGAACTCTGGCACTAGTCCCATCGCTAGGCTTGCCGTGGTCTCCTGGACACCTACCCATTTATCGTTGATTGTGGGGATTAGCCCGTCATCTATCATCTGTTGGCCTAGCGCGCCACCTGTTTCTGGCCCGAGACTTGCGATAGCCTGTATAAGCGTATCGTCAGCCCCTGACTGTTTGATACTCGTGAGCACGTTACCGAACCATTTAGCCTGTTCGATCTGCTGATTAAAAGCGTCCACCATACCGATACCTGTGGCTTTGCCCGCGTCATCTAACTGCCCCTCAAAGGCTGCACCGAGGTCTATACCGCCGAGTAGGTCACGCTGGATTGAGGTTGCGTAATCTTTCACTGCTGATATGGCGGATCTAAATGCGGTCACGGAATTATCAAGGGCTGTGGCTGTGAGCCCCTCCTGCTCTTGCAGGATCTCTTGAGCGTCTGCGGCTTTCAGTTCCCACTTCGTCAGTGTCTCTGTGGCTTTCGCTGCGCCCTTAGTCGCCGTGGTCGTGTCATCTATCAGCTTGGCTCGGCGTTCTAAGTATGGGGCCAGCGCAGCTTCTTGCTTAAGGCGTTGCGCTGCGGCTACCCCACTGTCATACGCGGTCTTGGATAGGTTCCTGCGGTTTATCTCCGCCAGGCCGTCAGCCACACGCTGCGCCTTGGCCATCTCAATCGTGGAGTCCCGCACACCATCTATCGCATCAGAAGCAATTCGGGCGGCGCGCTCAGTTTCAATCAGTCCAAGTGCTAACTCGCTGGCTCCCAGTGTGGCAAGGCCAAAGCCTACCCGCAAGGAAGTCAGGGCGTTGGCTAGCAGCAGGGATTGTTCCTCCGTGCCCTCCTCCGCTTCCGTTGCTCCCGTGAGTGAACTGATCCATTCGTCAGTTTCGGCTATAACTGTTCCAATGCCACGGGTGAGGTCACCTATTACAAGACCCACGTTTTCAATCTTTGCTGCCATGCCCTGTGATCCACCCATGGCGGATGTGGCTGTTTCTATGGCATCAACCAGCCCGAGACCGATCTCGGCTTTAGCGTCCTCGACAGCGGCTGTGAGGATGCGTTGCGTATTGGCGAGGCCGTCTGCTGTACGGGCGAAGTCTCCTTGCGCGTCAGTTGTTTGGGCGAGAATGACCTGGTGGGCGGCGAGTACTTTCTGCTGCGTAGTGAGCATCCCTGTGCCGTCATATATCCCCATTGTGAGGGCTTGGGCTTTAAGGGCTGCGTCATCTAGCAGGACACCGAAGCGGCGTAGTGGCTCGGCTTCGCCGCGTAACGCGGAGCCAATGGCTGTGATGGCTTCCTGTGGGCTGGAGTTGTTGAATGAGGCAAGGTCAGCGGATAAGGTCACGAGGTCTGTGGAGAAGTCCACAAGATCCTGGTCGGCTAAACCTGCCGCTTTCCCGAACTGGGCGAAAGTCGCTGCGGCTTCCAAAGCCATAGTTTCGGTTTGCCCCAGGGCTGTCACACTGGTTTGAGCGAACTCTAGAATCGCGTCAGAGGACTCACCGAAGATCTGACCTACTTTGTTTTGTGTTTCTATCAAATCTGATGCCGCGTTCACTGCGTCCACACCAAGTTTAACGGCGAACGCTCCGGCGGCTGCTGTGGCAGCTATTAGGGCTGGGCCCAGGTACTTGCTGACCGAGTTACCGAAACCCTTTAGGCCACCTTCAGCCTGGTTAATACCTCGGTTAAACTTTTTCAGGTCAGCGGCCAAGTATACGGTTAAGGTTTTGCCTGTGCTCGGGGCCATCAGATCACCGGCCATTTCCGTACGACACGATCAACAGCCTCGCCCCACTCTTGAAGGGCTGGTTTCTGGTAAGCCCTTGCTTTTGCGATCCAGTTGGTTTGCTCGAAGGGGGCTGGTGAGTCTCTTCTCTTGCCTGTGTCGGTCGGGTATCTGAGCATGTTCGATGACGCGCCACCCCGTGTCACTTTCTTATTCTTGCCGATCATGACTTTAGGGAGTCGGTCAGATCCGGCCCTAATATCGTCAGCGATAACCTGGCCCCAGCCGCCACCGGCCTTGAGCGCGGCCTGTTTCCATGCCGGAACCATGTGCCTCTCGGCAATAGTTTTCGATGCCCCACGTAATTCTTTGTTGGCAAGCTTGCCTAGTTTGCGGAGATCTTGTAGCAGAGGGTTGAGGCCTTCGATGTACACATCGAACTCTTTAGCCATCGGATTTCAACTCCTCTAGGATCGTGACAACCTCGCGGCCTGTCAGTTTCTTGCACTCACTTAACGGCCACCCCGTAGCGACCGCGATCTGGATCATCAGCCTGCTGTGGCTCCCTCCGTAAAAGGTTCTGCTGATTCACTCACCATATCTACCTTGATCCTGTTACGCCTCGCCCACAGTTTCACTGTGGAAAGGTTCCCAGGCTCTTTTTCCTCTAGGTAGTAGTACGCGATCACTAGCCTCATGCCCTGCTCGCTGGCTGGTTTGTTGCCTTGTAGTTCCTCGTACATCATGAAGTCCACGGGTAACGTTTCAATCTCGATGGTTTCGTGGTTATCTGATTCTATTTTTAGTCTTGGATACATGGTGTTCCCCTTTGCTCTAGTTGTTTAAGTGAAGACGATTTCGCCTTCAAGTCCTACTGTGCAGGTGGCGATCCCATCGGCTGGGAACGCGACGTTGGCTGCGTTAATGTACATGGCTGTGGATACCCACTCGCCTACCGCTGACGCGATTGTGACTGCTACTGGTGCAGCTGCTGTGATTGCGGTTTGTAGGGCTTCGTACATTCCCGTGTTCTCATCGTACAAGAAATCAAGGCTCACGGATGAGATCAAATCAACCTGGTCATACGCGACACACGATAGTGTCTTGGTGCGTAGGATGGTTGGGTTTGTTTCTACTGTGCCTGAGGTGATCTGACATTCGTACTGGACTGCGGGTGTGCCGAGGCTAACCGTAAAGGCTGCCCCTGCTACTGATACGGCTGCTGGCATTTTCTTACTCCTTCATTTCTATGGATAGATTTATTTCGGTACTTATGACGGTGCCTTGTGCACCTAACGACAACAGTTGCGGGGCTGTTACTGACTCAACACTGAAGTTGTTAGGTACTTGGGCGAGTAGCGTGTCTACGGCTGTTTCTGTTTGTAGCGTGGCCGTGTCGTTTACTCGGGCGTTGATGTTGATGAGCACACGCCACCGGCAGCGGTAATTAAGGGTGCTACCTAAACGGCTTGGGACGATCCACGGGCTATCTGGCACGATCACCACACTGGGTGTGATGGGTGTGCCTGGCACTGTGTCGTAGATCCGGTATCCGAGGCCACTGAACGCTGTGATGAGTATGGCTCTGGCCTCTGTCGTGAGGGCCATTAGCCTACCTGTGTTTTCATGTCTAGGTAGGGGGTGAGTAAAGCCATCACTCGTTTTGTGACCCAGACGGATAACCTATATGGGCCTGCGGTGAAGTCCACACTAACCGATTCGCCGCCAGCTGCTGTACGAGCCTGGAATATTTCTACCCCAACACTCATCGTGGCCTGCTTACATGCGGCAGGCTCGGCAGTAACGGCGGCATCAGTGATCAGGTACCCGATCAAGTCGGAGGCGGCAAGCGCAACATCATCTAAAATAGCGGCGTCGGGGGCGACGTATTGTATTTCGAGATTTTCGGCCAATTCTGCGCCGGTGAGCAATGCCATCTGATCGGGTACCTTTCGATTACTTGACTGCGGACTTTAGGCCAGCGGCTACAACCTCAAGGCTAACAACGCCGAGCGCATTGAACAGGGCGCTTGCGCCATATCCGTACACGGCAACGTCCCGACCGAGCTGGCTGACGTTATCCGCTGCGGCTAGGGCTGGGGAAACCTCAATCCAGGATGCGGCGGAACGGTTAGACACGATGATCGCGCCGGCGGCAAGGTTACGGTCGTGGATGACCGGCAAACCGGACACACTCACACCGAGTGTTCCTGCTGTGGCCACACCGGACACGTTTTGTGTTCCGTAGGTCTGTGGGAAGAACGTTGTCCACCCACCAATCTTAGTGAACACATCGGACGCGACTAGGACGAACTCGGCAGCGTTACCGGTAGCAGTCTCAACAGCGACTGACGCAGTGAACACGCCTTCACGGAACGGAGTACCTGTGGTGTCGGTGCTGAAGTTGTAGTTCTGTGGGGTGGATCCTGCAAGCATTGCGTCCACGAACACGTTGTCGGTGACCAGTGCGTACGAGTTGAGCATGATTCGGTTGTGTGCGTCCAGGTAGCTTGGGCTTGAGCGTTGTAGCAACTGGAACGAGATGTCTGAGCCTGCACCGTAAGTGATGAGGCTAGCGGTTCCTTTTTTAAGGTCGATGCGAACCGAGTTTACTTCAGTTTTTTGGGTTCCTTGAGCGGAAACGATTGTCGAGATATCCCCATCGTAATAAGGCCAATTGAAGTCCATCCCGCTGGTTCCTGCTGACTCGACACCGAACGCTGTGATACCTGGGCGGCCAAGATCCACAATATTCTTGACTTGCTGCATCCAGTTAGGAGGCATAACGCCTGGGTTGTTCGTGGTGATTTGGTCTACGAGTGCGCGGGACTCTTGGTCACCGCTGAGTACTGCCTGTGAGTACTCGCCCAGTGAGCGATACTTGGACAGTTCGTGTGTTTCTTCAGCAGCGAAAGCACGAGCCTCGATGCCTTTCATATCTTCACGCAATGAAGCGACCGCTTCACGGGCCTCGGAGTCAACCGAGACAGTCTCGGTCGAGGTGATTGTCTCGGACATTGTTTCTCCTTCTTCTTCTTCTTCTCGAAAGTCGCCAATTCCAGCTGTGGAATAGGCGGGGTATGGGGTCAGCGAAACCTCTAACAGGTTCACTGCTGTGTGCTGGATCGCATCCTTGGCACGATTCATGGCTGACTTGATCGGGTTGAAACCGACGGATAAGCCTTTGATGGTTCCGGTGCGGGCGAGTACTGCCGCGTCACGGCCTTGAGCCGTGGACACGATTTCAAAATCTATGAAAAGGCCATCTTCACGGTTCTCTGCACCAGTGATCTTGCCTACTGGCTCGCCGTGCCTGTACGCCAATGGTTTTCCGATCACGTTGTCAAGGTCGAAAGACCCTGGGGCGAACGATTCACGTACCCCGCCGATCATTGTTTCTGTGCCGTATGGTACGGCCATGCCGTGACCTGTGCCTACAACGTCACCGTCTGAGCCTTCCTCACGTTCCTGGAATATGACTGTGGATTCCGTGTTTAATTGCTTCATGTTTACTCCCTGCTCTGGCTGTACACGCCGAGTGTTGGCAAATCGAGGATCATTTTGGCTTCATCCTCTGTGATGACTCCAGTGGGCAATAGTTTGGTGATGAGGTCTGCTGTGTCTAGCGGGTTAGCCCGCAGGAAGCCTGTGGTGTCGAACTTGATGGTGTGGCCTTGCGGGGTGATGTCTGGCATGGATAGCCGCTGCTCCACTAGCATCATCACGGGACGCAACGCTGTGTCTAACAATTGTCTATATAGATCGACTCTTGAACTGTAAGTTAATGAACTTCCAGGCACCCCAGCCCCGCACCAAATTGGGTCGAGGTTAAATATCCTCGCAATTTGTGTGGCAGCTAGGTTCTTGCCTTCCACGAGCTGCACATCACGGGCACTGAATCCCATCACTTGTGCATCTATCGCGTTGGATAGGTACGCGGTTCCACGATTTGCTCGTGCCTCTTCCCACGCGTCTAGCAGTAGGTCAACCTGGTGTGCTGGTAAGTCTGGGCCACTGTTCTTGAGTGCAACTGTGGGGATGGGGGTCTCGCTGTAAAGTATCGTGGCTGCTTCGAGGGCTGCTGCCGTGTTGATGGCTGTGGCCCCATTCGCTAGGACGCCACCTTCGCCACTGCCGTAAAACTTGATTACATCCGAGGTGGGTACTTGCCTGCCCTCATAATAGAAAGGATCTGCGGGGGGCTCGGAGTCATCCTGAACGCTGCCACCGTAGTAACTGGGGGTGTCTGTTACGTCCTCGACACGCATCACCCTGATTTCGCTGGGGAAACCGTCCCATGTCCGACGTGTCACTAGCCAGTAGGCACGGTCATACATCATTAAGTCTGTGAGAGTACGAGTCATCACGCCCGAGTAAGGAAGCACACGGGATGGCATCTGGAGGAACGACCGGATCGGCACGGGCGCGTCGTAACGGTATTCCCGCAACTGAAACGCGCTGATCGTGTGCGTGTACGTTTTGAGGGCGTTCACGAACGCCGGAACCTGCATAGCATTAGCTGAAGTGCTGTTCACTTGCAGCTGCTTATTTAACAGGGCTATGAGTCCACCAGAATCGCGGACATGCGAGGGCGCGGACGCTTGCGCTGCCTGCTCAACCTGGGAGGATTGTAACCCTCGCACGCCGCTTGGAGCAAAGGGGAACTTTGCCATACCCACACTGTAACCCTCCACCATAGGTTTAGCAAACTGTCAATGCTTTGCGTGGTTTGAGCGTGTCTACTGCCTGCGCCTAGATCTAATGGTGGCCATGCCTCGTGGTGTTTTCGCTGCTTGACTGATTGCGAACATCACGGCACGAGCTCCGTAAATTCCCGAGGAACCCATCGGTGAGGTGAGTACCCAGCCGCCTTGCCTCATACCGATACGAGTGCCAGCGAAGTGCTCTTGCAGGATGATGTTGCCGTCGTGCCTGATTTGTGTGCGGCTGAACAGGTCTTGGAGTACTTGTGTGGCTGCTACTGCTTCACGCTGCCCAACTAGGCCATCGAATCTCGATGTCAGCCTGTCCACGTAACCTGGTGTCACCAGTATGTACAGGCTGGGGTGCTCGGCGCGGATCTCGGCCAGTCGCTCATCCACTTGCTTCATGGTTCTATGCGTAGTTACACGGATAACGATCAGGCCTTCCTCATTAGGGGCCGCTATCGCCACAGCGTGACCTTGCCCATCAAAGTCCTGTTCTACGGCTATACTCCACACGCCTTCGGCTGGTAACGGCACATCCTCATCTAACGTGTCACGCCACCAGCTCGGCTTCAGCCAATGGTTAGCCTTAGTGACCCACTGGTTGAGAAACTGGGTTCTGAAGGATGTTTCCTCAACATTAGTGTGCTGCTGTTTTAGGAACGCTTCACGCTTATCACTCCACTCCGGTGACCCCCACTTCCACGTAGATACCAAATCAGGATGCGCCTCTGGTGGTGCGCTCCATTCCAATATCAGTGTGCCTTCACCATCATCATCGGATAGGCGATCTATCGCCCGAGTGCGGTACGCGATCATCAAGTCGCTAGTGGAGTCACCCGCTGTGGACACCAGATAAAGTTGTGGCTGTTCCCGCATCACCATAGTTGGTGCAATGGACTGGTCAATTACGTCTCTGGGGATGCTGAAGGCTTCATCGGCGAAACACATGCTGATACTGAAACCCACACCGGCACTGGAATTACTAGCACTAATGATCCACCGTGACTGACCGTACTTATCTGGTGGGAGATCCAGCCCAGCCCTCTCATTACCCCAACGAACCGCCTGTTTCCCATACTTTTCCACGGCCCACAAGCCAGCCGGTCTGAACACTTCAAGCGCAACGGCTCTTTTGTTTGCAACGTGGAGGACAGATTGTTCCTCACCAAACAACTCCGCATGATGGAGTCTCCAGAGGCACAATCCTCGACTGAGCCAGCTCTTACCGGATTGGCGTCCGACAGTGATCAGACATGTTGACCACACCAGCTTGCCTTCAGCGTCATGCTCCAGGGTTCTGTCCAGTGCGTACCGCTGCCACCCAAACAAAGTCATGCCATACACATCTGTTAGCCACTTCGCAGCGTCCCCCCCATACGTCCCCGTGACGGCCTTGGGCGGCTTAGTTTCAAGCCGAGGCAACACGAAGCCATCAGGATGATATTGGGGCTCTAAGGCCCCATCCTGCTCCATTCCGATACCCCTCGGGGTATTCCCTTT